TATCGGGTTGGCGCCTACACCATGACCGCCACTAAGCGTAAGGAGCAATAAAAATGGCAGCAGGAGATTTCAAATGGTTCGCACAGGGTCTGCATGACCTCGGCAACAAGATTCACGACCTCGATGCGGATGATTTTCGCATAGGCTTCATCACAACCTCAACCACACCCGCAGTCAATACCGCTGCGCCGCATTGGGGCGGCACTGGTACGACCAACATGTCGACCAATCAAGTCGCAACAGGCGGCACCAGCTACACCGGGCCTATCGTTCTGACCGCAGAGGCTTGGACGCTGACCGCGACCGGCGCGGCGCTGGACTTCGCTGACATTACTCTGGCACAGGACGCCTCGGGCTTTACTAATGGCCGCTGGGGCATCGTCTACAACAACACGGACGCCAACAAGCGCTGCATTGGTTATCTCGACCTCGGTTCGGATCGCTCGCTTGTCGCCGGCAGTGTGACAATCCAAATTAACGCCTCTGGCGCTTTGGCTCTCGCTCAAGCCTAATGGCAACGCCCGTCAATGATTCGTACTCGGCGTCGTCCGGTGGTGTGATCGCTGGCGGGCTGTCCCTGTACGCTGAAAAGGCAATTTACAGCAACGGCGTATGGACGTGGTTTTCCGATCCCCGCGCCGTGTATTACAACGGTGCGACCTACATCGGATCGATCACGGGTGGTGGCACGCCGACGATCAGCAAGTATGTCCATGCTACCGGCGTATCAACGCAGTTTTTGCTGCACTCGCTACTTGAGCAGGATGATCATAACAATCCGGCGATCCATATTAGGCCGGATGGCCGGATCATCTGTTTTTACAGCAAACACAACGATTACAGCGGTATCCGTTACCGGATCAGTACAAACCCGGAAGACATCAGCGCATTTGACACCGAGCAAATAATTTCAGGCGTCACACTACCCACCGCATACTCAAATCCCCGTTTTATCTCTGCCGCAAACAGGCTCTACTATCACTACCGTGCTGGTGTGACCCCGAATGCCCCGCATAATATTATTTTCTCTACTGATGACGGCGTGTCGTGGTCGTCCGAAATACGGTTGTTCGATACCGGAGTAGCCGCACGACCCTACGTTAAATCCGTATCAAATGGCGTCGACAGAATTGATTTTTTGCTGACTAACTGCCACCCAAACGAGGGCGCAGCAAGTATTTATCACTGCTATGCAAAGTGGGAGTCAGGTACATTAAATTGGTATAACTCTTCCGGTGCTGCGCTCACTTTGCCGATTAATCCGGCTACAGAATGCACATTGATTTATTCCGGCACATCCATTGAGGGGTGGGTATGGGATATTGCTCAGGATGCAGACGGCTATCCAAGAGTTCTTTTCGCAAGATTTGACTCGCCGACAGACCATCGTTATATGTTTGCTCGATGGACAGGTAGTGCATGGACAACGCCGGTTGAAATAACATCTGCTGGGCAATACCTCTACGCGGCAGAAGCGTTTTATTCGCCAGGAATTTGCTTCGATTCGGCTGACGTCAATACAGTCTATCTGAGCAAGCCTGACCCTACGGTGCACGAAATACAGGTCTGGAAAACAACAGATAATGGCGCAGCGTGGGCAAAAACCAAGAGCATTACTGCCGGATCATCAGCAGGCATAGTGAATGGTCGCCCATATAGCCCGCGCAACCATCATCCAAAAATGAGAGTCGTTTGGTGGAGTGGTCGCTACACGACCTACACCGACTATGCGACGGCCATCAAAGGGGCTTAATTAAATGTCAAACATAGGATCGACAAATTTTAATGGCACTAATGGTATAGGGCTTCGTACGCTCGATTCGAATTGGGTGCAGGCGTTTGGTTCAACGTACTCGATGGAGGTGTACAACAACCGCGCGCGTGGGAGCAACGGCTCAAATAACCCAACCTATATCTATAACATCGCACCGCCGTCAGCAGATTATTCAGTATCTGCTGATTTTTATATTGTTGGAACGACAAGTACCGCTTTCACAGCATGGATTTTAGCCAGGCAATCAACCACCGCTGACACAAGATATGCTGCTCGCTGGAGAAATGGCACAGGCTGGCAGCTTTATAAATATGTAGCAGGCACTGCGACGCAACTCGGTTCAACGGTCGCGGCGACATACACTGCCGGTAGTACGCACACCGCAAAACTGGTTTGCGATGGCACAGCGATCAGTGTGTATGTTGATAATGTCCTGACTATCGGACCGATTACCGACAGCAGTATTACAGCGGCTGGCTACGGGGGTATCCGAGTCACGACGGATAGCACGACTGATGGCGTACACCTCGACAATTTTTCGATTGACACGCTATCTGCTGATGTAACTATAAATACCTCACTTGGATCAGCTTCCGCTGTTGGGCTGGCTGCATCTGTCGCAGCGGCTATCGTAATTGCCTGTTCGCTCGGAGGGGCGTCGGCATCAGGCAATCAAGCCTCAATCAGTACCGGCTCAAACGTCACGATCAACTGCGCGGCAGGGACAGCGACGGCGTCTGGTCACTCTGCCACCGTTACGTCCTCTGGCTCGGCAACGATCACCACGGACGTTTTTAAAAACAATACCGGCACGATCCTTACCGCACTGACGGTACCCAAGCTCGCGGCGCTCAAACTGTCGGATATGACGCTGGCTGCAAGCTGGACAAGTCAAACAACTGATGGATCAGGCGTTCTCTCGCTGACTAGCGGGGGTCTGGTGGCAGCAACTGATTATCTGCTCGTCACATCAAGCGCTGACGGCCTGACGATGGGCACTAAAAAGTACACCGCAGCATGAGCCATCGCTTCGACGCTCCGTGGATTTCCGGCGCTCACCTATATGGTAACGCTGGACTAGGGGTTATCGGATCGCTGATTCCGGCGACTGGCGACAATGGAGCAGGCTACGCCTACAACGATCTGAGTCTCCCGGCAGATAGCAGCAAAGAGATTTGTGGGCGCATCACGGCATGGCCGTCGAACGGCACTCTGTTTGCCTACGAAGACACAAGTTTTGAATACTCCGCGCTAAGCGACGGCACAGATTCATTCCAGTATCAGCTTTATGTGGACGGCGTCGCTACTGGCGCGCCAGCAACGGTCAATCTTTATGTCGGCTCAGTACCTGTTGATATTGCCGGCAGCTTAGGTACTGCTGCAGCAAGTGGGTATTCGGCGGGGATCAATGCCGCTACATCAATCGCTGCAACCATTGGGGCGGCTAGTGCCACGGGTTTTGCGGCGGGCGTTAACGGTCACATTACCCTGCAAGCCAGCATCGGCAGCGCTGTAGCCTCTGGCCATCAAGCCGCAATCAGTACGGGTTCAAGCATAACGATCAACTGTGCGCCTGGCACAGCAATAGCCAGCGGTCACAGTGCGTCAATCTCGTCGGCAAGTTCCACAGGAATCAATTGCTCAGTCGGAAATGCAATTGCTTCAGGGCTTACCGCAGCAATCTACGCGGCCGACTTTGTGAATTGCTCGATGGGAGCTGCGGTTGCCTCGGGTTTTCAGGCATCTGTAAGCAACCAGAATTACATCAGAGCACCAGCCGGTAAAGGACCAATCCCTCTCTCTGCGGAGGGCAATCGCCCGCGGCAATCCTCCCAATACCGCCCCGGCAACACCGGCGGGCGTCGTCTATAGGCTAAAACATGGTCACCAAAACGATAATCCAGCCGACTTTCGAGCCGGTTTCGCTCGCCGAAGCCAAAGAGCACTGCCAGATTGACGGCAGCGAGTTCGATAGCCAGCTGCCCGGCTGGATCAGCGCCGCCCGTGAATCGGCGGAAGCCGAAACCAACCGCGCCCTGTGCACGCAAACCCGCGAACTGGTGCTCGATGCCTTCCCGGAATCCTTCGTCCTGCGCGGCGCCCCGATTCAGTCCGTCGTCTCGCTCAAGTATCTCGACACCGCCGGCGCTGAACAAACCCTTGACCCACAAGACTACCTGCTCGATAAAGATAACGAGCCCGGCTACGTCGTGCCCGCCGTCGGAAAAGCCTGGCCCACAACGTACCCGACGATCAACGCCGTCCGCCTGCGCTATGTCTGCGGCTACGCCAGCGCCGCCGAAGTCCCCGCTGCCATCAAGCACTGGATGAAGCTAGTCATCGGCGAATTCAAGGCGCAAAAGGAAATCATCGGCGACATCAAAATGATGAGCGTCCCCGATCGCTTCTGCCATCGCCTGCTCGACAAGGGCCGGATTTACGAGGCCATCTGATGCTGCGGGCCGGCGAATTCGATCAGCGCGTCACCTTGCAAAGCAAGGTCGTCACGCGCAATGGGATCGGCGAAGAGGTCGTGACATGGGCCGACGACTTTACGGTATGGGCAAAAGTCATGCCCTTGCGCGGTAATGCCTTCCATGCCGCCAACCAGCAACAGCACACCGTCGACGCGCGCTTCCTGATTCTCAAACGCAGTGGCCTTACTACCGACATGCGCCTGCAATGGAAAGCAGAAAACTACGACATCACCAACCTGATCCCCGGTACCGGCCCATTCATCGGCACGCTGGAAATCACCGCGATTCATGGGGTGCGTGATGGCCGATAAGGTCACCCTCAGCGGTCTGCCTGACTTCAAAAAAGCCATGGAAGGCCTGACACTGAAGCTGCGCAAAAAGATACTCACCAAGGCACTCAAGGCCGGTGCCCGCGTCGTGCTCAAAGCCGCCCGGCAAGCCGTGCCGGTCATGGCCGCAGAAACCAAATATCGCACGCCAGGTCTGGTTAAAAAGCGCCTCACCGTGCGCACCTCGAAAGAATCACGCAAGGCCGGCAATGTCGGTGTTTTCGTCAACGTCAAGCCGGCCGAAGGCGCCAAGTACCGCACCACCAGCGTCAAGCGCGTGGCCGGCCTCAAGATCACCGACCGGCAGCTCAAAAAAGCCAGCCAACGCGGTGCCAAAAGCAAGCTGGACCCCTACTACTGGCGCTGGCTGGAGTTCGGCACCAAGAAAATGACCGCCCGGCCATTCCTCAAGCCGGCCTCCGACAGCCTGCCCGAAGCGCTGGCGGCATTTGAAACCGTCGCCGTCAACGAAATCGAAGCCCTCAATCGGAGCGCCACCTAGTGTCCGCAGAAACCGAACTATTCACCGCCCTAGTCGGCGCCGCCGGCCTGTCTGCCCTGGTTGGTGACCGCATCTACCCCGACGCCATCCCGGAAAACAAGGCGCTGCCTGCCGTGGTGTACAGCATCGACGGCAGCGCCCCGGTTTACGGCCTAAACCAAGACAAGCACGCCACCCCAACGCAAATCAAGATCGTCGCCTGGGGCGCCACGCGCAATGCAGCCAGTCTGGCCGGTGATCAAATCGAAATCGCCCTGGCCGGTATCGGCGTGCCGCTCGATAACCGCTACTCCGGCTTTGATGCCGATATTGGCGACTATGCCGACGTATCTGAA